AATATTCCTGAAATAGGAATAGTTCGACTTGGAAAAGAGGATATTGTAAGACATCCTATTATTAAAAAGATAGAAGATATTTTTGATAAGATAGAAGATTCTGAAAAACTAAATGGAAAATAAAAAAAGAGCAGCGTTAGCTGCTCTTTTTCGTTAAGTCTATTTCCTTTTGTGCGATCTCAAATTTTTGATCCTTATAAATTATTTCGCGCTCGGCTGCATGCTTTACCATGTATCCATCTAATTGATCTACTAGATCCCAAACGTAAACTTTATTTTTTTCAGCAAGCTTACGCATCCCTCGACCAATTGACTGACGAATTGTAATTTCAGCTTTAGTCGATTCGGCAAAAACTATATGATGCACATTTTTAAGGTCAATTCCAGTAGAGAAGGTACCAAACGATGCAACGATAATTACGCTGTTTTCGGCTTCCATTTTTTCTTTAAATATATCACGATTTGAAGACTCCACTTCACCATCAATATAAAAAGTGTTTTCATTCCATTCAGATATTTTTTGTTGAATCTTTTTACCATATCCATTTTTTACATCTGAAAAAAGAATAAGAGTATTTTTATTTAGTCTCTGTACTAGCTCACTAATAAAATTAAGACGCGCTGCGCTTTCAAAAAGAAAACCACGTTCAATAGATAACATGTCTCTGCCGTAATCTTTTGCATTTTTATACATGTCTTTTCCGTCCTTCTTAAGCGCCCAATATTTTTGAAGGTATTCGTCTTTTGGATCATACCTAAGATTTAGGATTTGAATTTTAATATTTGGCGAATAACCATTATCAATTAAGTGTTTTGCAGAAAGTACCATTACTAGTGGCCCAACGTTTTCTTGTACTCGATAAAAGTCTGAAAACTTTTCATCGATCTTTACTGTTCCAGAAAGACCCAATCTATATTTCCATTCAGTACATGCAAGAAGAATATCTCGAATCACATTACCTCGGCTCTTATGAGTTTCATCAACACAGACTACTGCAAATTTTTTGAATATTTCAGGTGCAAGATTTTGTAAACTCTGATAAGTTGAAATTACAACTTCACACTCATCAAATTTTTCTTGTTTAAATTTATTATCGCCTCCAATTTGACAAATCTTCCATCCCTTTTTTCCAACTGAATATAGATCAAATTTTTCGGCAGTTTGACCGACTAGGGAAATGTTTGGAACTATAATAAGAGCCTTGTTTTCAGAATCTATTTTTCTTGCGTCTCTTAAAAAAGAATTGTAAATGTAGAAGATGAGAGTTTTACCAGCAGAGGTCGCCAGCTCTTGAGTACAGAATCTATATTTGATTGCTCGAAATGCACCTTCGATTTGATAATCTCTAGGCACGATCGGCAAGTCTTTTTCGTCCACCACTCCACTTAAGAGAGAGTCAACATAGTTAAGGTATTTTGCATTGTCTAATCCTAGATTTAGGAATTCATCGATTCCGTCAATCTCACAGTCGTATCCATAAAGATCGGCAAAATTGTAAATCTCTTTCCAAAGACCAACTGCAATCTCTCCTTCCTTTGTAATAAAAGTATCGAATCCGTCCCAGATTCCACGGTCAACCAGAACGTTAAATGCTGCTTTTTTCGATTTCTTTTTGAAGAAGGAGAAAAGATCTCGACGTTCAGAGTTGAGGCTGAAGTCGACTAACTTAATAAATTTTTTGTCTGGAGTAAGTTCGAACTTTAACACATAGACTCATTTTTTTAAAGACCGAGAGTCTTTTCAATATCTAATCTGGTTTTTATACCAAAGATGATATTATCAATCGTCTTGATTGATTCATTAAAGAATGAGACTTGATTTTCGAAGATTTCAAGATATTCTTTAGTACTGGAAGTCTTGCCCTCAATCACGACATTCTTTTCGTTAGATTGATAGCGTAGCTGTAAGTTCTTTGAAAGATTTTCCATTACGTCTGCTTTTTCGTCCCTAAACTTTTTACGAAGCATTGTGATATGTTCTAAAAGAGTATGATTGTCCTCAAGAAGGCGTTGTCTAAGCGAAAGCATGTTTACCTGAGCATCCTTTAGAGTCTTAAGATTAGAAAGCTTTTCGATGTTTTCATAGATTTCTTTAGAAACCTCAGCTCTTCTTGCTTGGAATTTTTCAGCAATATTTTTCTTGGTATCTTTGGATCCAGTTTCGCTCATGTTAATAAAAATTTAGAGTCTTATACTAAAGAAGACTAAAGAGTTTAGCTAACAAACTCAATAAAACGATAGTAATGAGAACCTAATTTAAAGTAATCTTCAGTACTGAAATCGCCTGGAGTAAGAGAAGAAACGATCTCATTGCCGAAATCGCTAGAAGTTCCATCCTGAGAATATAGAGTAGAATACTCAGAACCGCCTTTACCTAGAATGATTTGCTTAATATCGAACTTTTCATAAAGTCTCTTAATTTCAGTTCGAAAGTCTCGATCACTGTCTAAAATAAAGAAAATTGATGGATACTTAAGTGACTTGCCATTGCGTCGCATGATCGCAGTCTGCTGAATATAGTCAGTTTCGTTAAAATATGAGTCCAATGCAGTGTTATAACTGTCAACTGTCCTAAAAACTATAATAACAAAGGGTCTTTTTAATTGGATTGCATCGCGAACGTCAGTCCAAGTGTGAGAAGTCTCAGCGCCAGCTGTTTTTAGGTCCCTGGTGTAATCTTCGAATAATTTTATGAACTTGTGAGGCAATTTCGTTAAAACTTTTTATTATTTATCAATACAAGACAGCATAATCATAACTAAATGGACAAAGTAACAAGACTACAGGTATTTGATTTTGATGATACTTTATTTAGAATTCCGACCTACACCAGTAAGATACACTTAGAAGGCTTAGGCTATACATTTAATGATCTCTATGAGTTTTACGATCATAATATTTCGTTAGACGAGTCGCTACACAACATTCAACTAATTGGTCCAGTGTACGATGCATGGAAAGAAGGAAAAGATGATCCTTCATGTATGCAGCTCTTAATTACACATAGAGTTCTTGAAGTAGAGGAGGCATTAATGAAAGTCTTGAACAAGAGAGACTTGAGTTTCGATAAAATCTTTATCCTTAGTAGAAAGACTGAAAAAGTTGATTCTATGCAAGAAGTAATAAAAACGTTGAGTAACTTAGAAACAGTTGAAATATATGAAGACTCCATTGACCAAATAATAAGGTATCAGGAATTTTTTCAATATTTAGACGAGTTATTACATATTAATAATAAGAAGAGTCTGGAATCTAAGATTTATATTGTTGATAAATCTAAAATGTACCGGATAGAAAATGTAAAACTTTCAGAAAAGAAGAGAATAACGCTAATATGATAATTTTTATAGAAGGGCCACGGCACACTGGCAAGACCCACTTGATGGAAGAGTTCTTTAAACAGAACCAGAATCCAAATGTTCTCTATTATAAATTTGCTTTTGCAAAGTATATTGAAGAACTTGGCATGAGAGACCAGGAAACTGGTCCAGGAGTACACTATTTTAGCATCGCAAACGTATTAACTATCCTAGAATTAAATAAAGAGATCTTAAAAGACAAAGTTATTGTATTCGATCGTTCTATTTTTTCAGCGTATGTCTGGTCGATCTATCGGGAACGAATGGATAAGCAGAGATTACTGAACGAGTTTGAAAAAGTGCTAAATAGTGACCTCTATCAAAACTGTGCTCTAGTATATTTGACTAGAAAAGAGATGGAAACTCCAGAAAAGAGGGACAAAGACTATTTTGGTAATTTCGAAAACTATGATGCTGAGAAAAAAGTTTTTGAAGAAGTGCTAGAGATGGCCAGTCAATATACATCAGATTCAAGCAAAAGAAACTTTAATATTATGTGCTTGAACAACTTTGATACTAAAAGCGTGACTCTTTTTTGTCAGATGCTCAATGACATAGCAAATCTAGGCTAATCTTCTTTAATAAATAATAAAAAACTATTCAAAATGGCTAAAGATATTAAGCTCTTTACTCAATATATTAAAGAGCAAGAGGAAAAATCAGCAGATTTAAACCGTCCATTAAAAGGCTACACTGCAGATCAAATTATTGGCAGAATTGGTGATTTAATGGAAATCCTGTCAGATGATATACGTTTTGGTGTACCTTCTGATACTTTAGGCCGAGCTACTACATATCGTGATGCAAATGGAGCAATCCAGAAAATTAAAGACATGCAACACTATTATGATAGTAAAAATGAGGATGTACGTTTCTATTGCTGGTCAATCAGCTACGATGGAAGCTGGAAAGCAACTAAGAATTTAAAACAAAAAATAGAAGCTGCTGGCGGGTTCGGTGAAGAAAAGTTAAATATGAACTTAAAGAAAATTATTTCATACTTCACTGAAAACGCAGAGGATTCAGATAACGTTCGTAGTATCTCAATTAGCATGGATGCACTAAGCATTAGGAAAGCAATGAGCAAAGAAGCAGAACCGATTGAGGGAGAAAAAGCACCGGCTGAAACGCCAGCTCCTAGCGCTGCACCTATACCAAACGAACAACCAACTGAAACTTCAGCATAATATAAATCATGGCAGGTATAAACAATTTAAAGGAAGTTTACGAAAAAAGAGGTGAAGATTTTTTAAAGAATCTTCTTAATAGTTATGTCATCATCAATGAAAAAGTAGATGGTACCTTTTTTGGAGTAAAGAAGAGCAAGAACGATCAATTCAGATATTTTAAAAAATCTGGAGAAATTAGTTATGTTGATCGAGTATTGATGAAATACTATAATTCAGCGATTGCATATTTTGAACACATTTCTCCTGAAAAAAGACAGAGGATTCCGGCTAATTTCTATTTTGGATTTGAGTATTTTACAAACGGCGATTCCCTAAATCATAGATATGACCGGCTTCCAAAAAACAATTTAGTCCTTTCTTATATCCATAAATTGGATGATTCTGGAGCAATTGTTTCAACTATTCAAAATAAAGAGCAACTTGACAAATGGGCAGATTATCTTGGAGTAGAGAGACCGCCGATTATTTTCGAAGGTAATTTAACGGATGAACAAAAAACTGCAATCCTTGAATTTGTATATGCGCCATCTGAGGAGTTATTTAGTAAATTTAAAACTCGGTCATTCACTAAATATATTTTATCAATATTAAATGATGAGCAGTCTTCTTCATTTTTAAAAGACACTGCAAACGGCAGCATTGATACTATTGTTTTTAGATTTTATGACGAAAATGCAGAGGATCCAGAAGCAGCAGTGTTTCTTGCAAAAATGGTCGATCCTATTTTTAATCATGAAAAAACAGTTAAACCAAAAGAAAATAAATCGCAAGATTATATTTGGCTTATTGTAATTGACGTGATGAACCATTTCGAAATGTATGACGTTGCTGATTTGAAGAAAATGGCAAGTGTCGGAAATACATTTGACGAAAAATACGTTGCGCTAATAAATACAATGTTCAAGGATTTTATTAAAGAATATTCTGGAAAATATGAAGGCCTTCGCCTTGAGATTCCAGACTATTTAAAGAGGCCTGAATTTGAATTGGATAAAACTCTAGTTAATGATCCAGCCGTAATTAAGTTATTAAAGGACGACACTTATTCTGAGATCTATAAAATACTTTTAAATTTCTTTAGAAGAAATAGAAAGAACTCTTCATCTGGCTTTTTTACTCCTGAGTTATTGACTCAACTTAATTTGATCGTTAATAAGATTAGGAACATTATTATGGGTGATGAAGTATATGAAAGCTTATTTCCTAGCTTTAGTGAATTTGTTGGAACCAATGGTGACGATTCAATGTTAAGTGAAAAAGAAGTTGCCGAAGGTAAGCATAAAAAACCAGTGCAAACTGAAGTTAACTTATTGATTGGTAATTTTCAACCAATTACAATGGGTCATATTAAAGCGGCTCAAAAATTAAAAGAAAAGAACGGGTGCAAAACAGTATTAGTTGCAATCAAACCTGAAAATCCAACTCAAAAATCTCCGTTCTCAGTAAGAGAAACAAGAGTAATGCTTGAAAAGGTTCAGCAAGAATATCCTGATCTAATTACTGATATTTGCTTAATTAAGTCTGGCCAAATTGAAGAAATATTAGACGCGTTGCAGCCGAAGTATAAACCATTATTATGGGGAACATCTGAACGTCGCCTTAAAGATTATGTTCTACAACTAGATTATATTAAAAAGAAAAGTATTCCTTTACGATTAGACAAAGGATTTAAACTTGTTGAATTACCTATTTTTGTAAAATCCGAAGACGTAGTCAATTCAATTGTAAAATCTGATTTTGCAGAATTTAAGAAACTCGTACCTACATCAATTGCCTCTGAATTTTTTAACCTACAAAAAGAATTAGAAAAGAGCGTAAACGAAGAAGTTAAACCAGCTTCTAATTTTAGCGCAATTTTCGAAAATCAAGATATTGTAGCCGATGTAGTTGATTCTGATGATACAGAAGAAGATATTACGAAGGAAGATATTTAAAACTTTATATTCATAAAAGAATATAAGACTTATAAATTTGTAAAGCACTAATGAAGTTTACCGAACTAGAAGACGCTGATATTGAATATATTGCAGAGATATATTTCAATAAATCTATTTCTTGGGATCAACGCCTAGATTTACTTGCGCAAAGATTTAAAAGATCTGAACGAACAATACAGCACTGGATTGCAAAACTTGGGTATAGTACTAAACAGGTCGAGGAGTCACCTCAATTAATTGCAGCAAAAGCAAAAGAATTTAACCGCGAAAAAAAGAGATTTATTATAACTTGGGCACAGAACGATACTCCTGTACATGAAGAGTTTATTGCAAATCTTGAAAAATACGCAGAATTAGTTGACGCAGACATTCACGTTATTGCAGGTCGCTATAAAAATCCAACCTCAGTATTTACTGATAAAAATTACGAAACGTGGTCAGATCGAATTATTGATTACTTAGATGCAAATCGTCATGACGTGCATAAGTATCTTTCAATTATGTCAGACGTAAAGATTCAGCCGACTGCAGTAGACCCAATGACTGGTTTACAAGGAATGAGTGGAATTAACTCATGTGTGTTCGGTTCACCTCGTGTACAATTAGAAACTATCCCAGTATTGGAAGGTAATCGTCCAAAAATGATGGTTACCACTGGCGCATGTACCGTTTCAAACTATACTGATTCCAAATCTGGTAAAAAAGGAGAATTTCATCATACACTAGGATTTGTTATTATTGAAATAAAGGATGAAGATAAATTCTTTATTCGTCAAGTAACTGCAACAGATGACGGAGACTTTACTGATCTCTATCATAGTGTAGTATTTGATTTAGAGAAACAAGAAAGCGTTATCACTCGAGTAACTAGTGCAGCGGCAATTGTTTGGGGAGACATTCACTATGGTAAACACGATCAACGAGTATTTGATTCCACCTTTGACTTGATGGCAAAGATCCACCCAGAATATGTTGTCTTACATGATGTATTTGACGGCGATTCAATTAATCATCATGAAATAAAGGATCCTTTTATTCAATATGAAAAGGAGATGAGTGGAGCAAATTCATTGAAAAAAGAAATCGACGAATTATTAGTTGGACTAGAAGAATTTCAAGACTATAATGTAATTGTGGTTCGCAGTAATCATGATGATTTCGTAGATCGGTGGTTGAAGGACACTGATTGGAGAAGAACAGTTACTCCAAAGAATTCTTTAGAATATATGCAGTTCGCAGCGGCGATCCTAAGTAAAGAAGCACCAAATGGAGTAATTCCATATGTTATCAATAAGAAGTTCCCTCAGTTTAAAACTCTAGGCCGCGGGGATAGCTTTATCGTAAAGGATTGGGAACTTGGCCAACATGGAGATATTGGTTCTAATGGAAGCAGAGGATCTCTTTTACAATTTAGAAAATTAAACACAAAGATAGTAGTAGGACATTATCACTCTCCTGGTAGAAAGGACGGAGCTCTAGCAGTTGGCACCTCAACTCACCTTAGAATAGGATACAATAGAGGAGCCAGCAGCTGGTTACAGTCACATGTGATTATTCACAATGACGGCAAAGCCCAGCATATCCATTTTATTGGAGGAGAATATACTACCTTAAAATAATCCGCAGGCCGTGAAACATGAAAAACCAGAAAGTTGGAAAAACTTAGAAAACTACAGAAAGGGTAAAGAACAGTTAAAAAATGCAATAGTTCAACATCCAGACGACGAACCCAAGACTTCAATCTACGATTATGTCAAAAAGAACGTTAATCGAAAGCTATGGGTGATACCATTTGACAAATTTAAAAGAAAAGGCGGTAAATAACTGCCTTTCTTTTTTATGATAAATAACTAAAATATAGCGTATACACAATGACGTTTTCCAAATACTTATTCACACTTTTAAACAAAGATAGACTTATAGTTGAAAGCTCAGGTGCTCCAAGTAGCCCAGTAATAGATGTTGACTCGATCAAAAATCAAATTGAGTCCGGCGTCGGTGGTGATATTACGCAAAAGGATGCGGTTACTGCATCTTTTGAGGCCCTTGAGAAGGCATTTGACTCAATTCCATTAGATTATTTAGAAAAAGCTGAAAATCCTGGGCTAGAAGACATTTTTACTGAACTTGCTAAGTCAGATAAGCTTGATTTTCTAGAAAAATATGCCCAAAATGAGAAAAATGCGATCGAGGGAGTTGCAAAATCGATGGAAACCATTGATAAGGAACGTGATGAAGTAAAATTCATAAATTATCTTCGTGACTATTCTAATATTTCAGAAAGATTACTTAAAATTTACAGACTTTGCGCTGGCCAGATCGGTTTATCGCTAACTGAGGCAGTAAATTTAGAGCCTGAAGTAAAGAGTAAAGTAGAACGTATTATCAAATTAAGTAAAGAGGGTGCAGCTAGTACCTGGAAGAAGATCTTAGATGCTGAAGCTAAAAATATTGATTCTTTACCAGAAACTCCAGAAGGAGCACAAAAGTTTTATGAGTATAAAGACTTATTAGAACTACTTGGACTTACTCAATTCCTAAAGGATGCACTTGCAGCAAAAGAAAAGAAGGTAGCTGCAAAAGAAAAGCCAGAAAGCGTAAGCACCAAACGAAAAAAGAGAATTATTGATAATCGTCTTATTAAAGGTATTCAGTATGCTGAACTACCAGTAATTTCAAATGATATTGCGGAAGTTCCGGGTGATCTTTTCAAAATGTTTAAAGCTCTAGAGAAACAAAATTCTGCATGGATGAACTCTTCACTAAGTAAGTATGTGTTTGCGGCCGGTGATTCAGCTAGAGCAAAGGAATTTGATACTACTGCTCGACAAACGGAAAGCGTTAAAGAAGAAGACCAACTTACTTATTTAATGGCATGCCGTTCATGGTCACTAAGCTATATTAAAGGTTTAGTTGATGGAGATCTTACTGAAAAGGAAGAGTCAAACTACGTAACTAAACTTGAAAATGTTTCTTCTGAAAAAGAAAGAGAAATTAAAAATTATTATCTATCTAGAGATTTTAATCTTGGTAACTTCGGTGGAGTTCAACTTACACCAGAAATTAGATTACCTCTATATACTAGAGTAAAATTACCAGTAACTGATGAAGACCGTAAAAAAGAAAGCCCACTAAGAAATATATTAAAAGGGCTTGGTCAAATTGTGACTGGTTTATTTGGTGCAATTCCAGATAAAGGAAATGAAGCAGTTGCAAAAATGGCAAGAAACAGAAACCTTGCAATATTTAATGGACTCAATGCGATCGTTAAAGGAACAGTTACTGCAGTCGGTGGAAAACAGGCAGGTCGTGATTATTCTGAAAAAGTAGCTAAACTTGTTCCTGGTAAAGCAGCAGTTAAGGAGGATATGCTTTCGCTAGGCGATGCACCAGGAGTAGTTGTAGTAAATCCGGAATCTCCAGGTCAAGTAATGCAAACACCAGACTCTCTACCTGGTAATAATATGGATATTTTTTCTCTAGCTGGACCGGGTAAAAAAATTACCTCGACTAAGAAAAGTAAAAAGAAGAGCAAGAAAAAAGAGGCTAAAGTTAATCATATAGTTTCTAGCTTTTCAGACTTTATGCAGCGCAAGTAATTGTATGCAGTATAATTTTACAATCACAATAAATAATAAAAAGAAATATAGTAAATGAGCATAGCTAATCCTAATTTACTTGGAGCAAACTCGAACACTGGCGAAGCACCAAAATCATCTACAAATGATTTGCTTGGCATAACTGATGCTTCATGGTCTTCTTTAAATAATACTCACACGGAAAAAATATACGGAGCATCCGATGCTGCAGGTAAAGAGGCAAAGGCAGTATTAGGAACTGACTCTATCTTTAATCCATTTTATGTATTTAGATATGCAAAATATGGAAGTATTTCTGGCGATAATTATTCTCCGGAATATCACAAAGATACTCAAGACGTAGCTTCAAATGTTCTTGAAGCATTTGCATTAACTCCATTAGATAAGATTAAAGAGCAGAAAAAGGAAACAGAAAACCCGACTGCTGGAGAAATTATTCGTTGGGCTCAAAACAATGCCGATCAAAATAAAGGCGATACTATTTTTGGTGCAATGCCATATCAATGGAACGATTTCTTATGGTGTAAGTGGTATGGTAAAATGCCCAATAATAGAATGTTGACGCTACGTCGATTTCCAATTCCAGTAGAGGATAATTTACAAATTGCTGAATCAAAAGCCCCATTGGTGCCAATTGCACAAGCAGTTACCTGGTGGGGAGGAGATACTGGAAATAAATTATCTAGTGTATTAAATATTGATTATGGATATAATTGGATAGACAGAACGGCTAAGATGCAGGACGTTACTGGTAATGAAATTTCAGCAGATGCACTATTAGACGCAGCAGCATTAACACAAACAGATAATCCTAACCTTAGAAAGATTTTACTTGCAACTCTTTTTCAAAATAACGATAATCCATTTGCAGCAACAGGATACGACGGAAAAGTACAAGACTGGCTTAAAACTGCATATGGCGAAGAAGGTCAATATTGGAATCGTGTGCGTGGTCCACTTAATGTAATTAACTCAACTAAAATTAGAAACACTGGGTTCACATATCAACATCCAGTATCGATGACATTTAGTTATAAATTAAGATCGTTTTCTAATATTAATCCTAGGATTGCAATGTTAGACCTAATCAGTAACTTTTTATCCTTAACTTATAGTAAAGCAGAATTTTGGGGTGGAGGAATCCGCTATTTTCAAAAAACTGGTTTTATTCTTCCTGGAATACCAAGTCAAAAGTTTGAACAAGGCGATTTTATTGGAGGTATACAGGAAACAATTACGTATATGCTTGGAGAATTCCAAAAGAAAGGAAAAGACTTAGCCGAAGGTATCGCGGCACTTACGAAAGGAGTCAGCGATGCTGATCTTACTGGAGTAGCAAACACGATAGGGGCTTCACAGACTGCACAAAACATTGCAGGTTCATGGGTATCAGAACTTATACAGACTCCTCTTATGATGCGATCATTCCTAGACGGTCGAGCAGTTGGTGAATGGCATCTTACGGTAGGTAACCCAATGAATCCACTGGCAGTAATGGGAAATCTGTGCTTAAAAAGCACTAGCATGTCATTCAACGATTCATTAGGTATGGATGATTTTCCAACTGAAGTTACGTTTAGAGTAGTGTTTGAACACGGCAGACCTAGAGCAAAACAGGATATTGAATCAATGTTTAACTTTGGTGGAGGTGCATTAACCTTTACTCCATTACCTCAGCCTTCTTCTTCATATAACTCATATGGAGAAAGAAATAGTATTGCATTAAATAACGCACGGAACGGAAGAAGCGACACTACTCCAGGTTCAACACAAAGCAGCACAGCAACGTCAGTCGGACAAGTGTTTGAATCTACTGCCGGCGGAACAAAAAATAGCAGTACTGGTGCAAATAAAGAACGATTTGGTCAGTTTGACGATAAAACTAAAGATCAAATTGCAGGTTATATAAAAAGCAAAGTTGCAAGAGCATACGGAACAAAATTTGCAGAATCTCCAGTTTTGGTAGACTACTTCCTAGACTTAAAAACAAAAGACTAATATGTTAATAACTAGATTACTTCGACTTAAGAATATTTTTACGACAGCTGCCGGCGACGGAATAGTTGACTTAATTAGTTCAACTTTTAGTTTTGCAAAGGATTCAGGAATTGCACAAAGTGTAATCAGAGTACAGGATGAAGAGGCAATGCGCCCAGACTTAATATCCGTTCGTGTATATTCAGATCAGCAATACTATGAAGCTCTAATGAAATATAATGGAATATCGAATCCATTTGCAATTGCGCCAAATGATATATTATTTGTACCTGCATTCAAGAGCCTTGAAAAGATGATGGTTACTCCAACTAAAGTAATTGATAAGGGAGCACAGAAGAAAGATAATAACGAAGCTAAACTCTTAAATCCTAAAACAGTTAAAGATAAAAAGAGATTAGAGGCTCTAAAGGATAAGGTTAAAGAAATTGTTCCGCCAAACGTTAACACTACTGGAAACAAGAATGTTAAGGTGAGAGACGGTAAAGTAATTTTCGGTGAGGACGTTACTCAAGTAAATAAAGATAATTGTCCAGTACCTATCTCAAGAGCTAGACTAATTCAGCAGTTAACTAAAGCAAATTTATTTTAATGTCATTTGGTCAAATCATAAAAGGTACATTACTACCAAAGGTTCAGTTAAAAACGTTATATGAAGAGGATACTTCATCTGATAGTACAAATCCATCATCATATAAAGCGCCAAAAAGCATGCCAGATTCTGGCCAAAAGACCGGTGCAACTGAACCTTATATTAAAATAGGCGGACAGATCGTTAAGGGTATTGAAACAATGATACTTGATGAAACGGGTTTTATTCCGACAATCTCTCTTACGTTTGTTGATAATTTTGGTGAATTTGCAGGGGATTACTTTCCCAAGACTGATCTACTTATGAGCGTCTACTTGAAAGTCGGTACTGAAAAATTAAAACCGATTCGTTGCGACTTTTTAATTACTCATGTGAAATCAATTCCAGCAAAATATAATGGTGAACGTAAAGGTATTTCAATTGGTACGACGTACTTAATTAAAGGCGAGTTATATGTTCCTGGAATCTATGCAAATATTTCTAGAAGTTATTCGGGCCTAAATTCAAAGGATGCATTAAAAAAGATATGTGGTGATTTAGGTTTAGGTTTTGCTGAAAACGAGAATACGCCTAACGATAAGATGACTTGGATTAATACGAACATGAGCACTCTTGCTTTTATGCAAACGATTGCTCAGCACGCGTATCAAGACGATGATTCTTTCTTTATGACTTTTATTGACAAATACTATTACTTAAATTATGTTGAAGTAAATCGTCAGTTGAAGGTAGAAGAATCTCAACAGACATTTTTAACTTCAGCTAGGCCATTAAACAGTGGAATTAATCAGAATCTTGCAGATTCTCCAGAAAGAGCTCAACTTGAAGAAGAGACAATGGTAAATTATCTTACTACTGAACTTGAATATAAAGGTAAAGCTAATTATATTACTTCGCTAAACTTAATTTCTGATCAAGGACAAATTGTTAAAAGTCAAGGTTATAAGAAACATATTTTCTATTATGACCATCTTAAGTCGACCCAGACTCCATCTGAAAAGTTTAAAGACTTTTTCATGAGTCCACTTAAAAGTATTGATCGTAATCAAGATCAATTTCTAGTGCCAGCTGACCAACAATTAGCAGAAAACGAGATTAAAAAATGGATGAATATTGACTATGGTAATAATCATCCTGAATGGAATGCTGCACGTTTATTGAATGCGCATAATTTAAAGGAATTAGATAAAATAAGACTTAAAGTTACGCTAAATAATATAAATTTTCAGGCAGTTAAAGGATTTACGGTGCCGATTTACATATCCGTACAAGAGGCTGAAAATACTTTAAAAGCTACAAAATCAACAGAAGAACAAGACGCAAAAATAAAGAATGAAAACGGTCTAGGCGCACAAACATTTGATGCTCAATTAAGCGGTTATTATTATGTATCAGGTGCAAAGTATTACTATGATAAACTTAACCCAAATGGATTGTATACTGAACTCTTCTTATCAAGAAGAGAATGGGCTCCTTCTAAAAATAATAACTAACGATGCCTCATAATTTCTATGGAATAAAAAATAAAGTTGATAATTTCAGAAAGGGTACTTTTATGGATCCGTATGATGAGCCTACGTTCCTGACGTTTGCACTAGACTTTAAATTTGAAGATACATCATCGCTTGTGCAGGACACTCGACTTGCTGAATCTCCTCTTTTTATTGAAAAGGAGGGAGGAATCATTGAGTTCTTAAAGAACAGAGGCCATGCTGACAAAGCTCATGGCATGAAAGTATTTAAGAATATTTTATCTTACTTAACCTTTGATGCTCCATGGTATTTCCAAAGTATTTCAGGTTTAGGCGCGATGTGGAAAGGAGCGACAGATATTGAATCTGGTTGGAAAGGTAAAAGTGCAACGATTACTATAGACACATTAGAGGCAGTTGACCTAAGAATAAACGAATTAGCTGATATCTATCGTAATGCAGTATATGATAAAATCCACATGAGAGAAAGAGTGCCAGATAATTTAAGATGGTTCTCAATGGATATTTATGTGGCAGAGGTTAGAAACTTGCGTTATCGAATTCCAGGAGTTGGACAAAACGCTGCTAACTTGTTAGGAATAAACACTGGTACGATTGGAAATATCGTAGGTGGTGGCAATATCTTATCTAACGTATTAAAACAATACGGCTATATTAAATTTAGATGTAGACAGTGCGAATTTGATTTTTCAGACACTTTTGCTGGCGGCTCCGGCAAACTTGAAGTGACTCCAAAAAATACACCTGCAACTAATTCATTTAAAATTAATATTGGTTTCTTTGAAGAAGAGAGCACATATGCAGATGGCAGTAAATTATTTGACGATCATATCAAGTCTGAACTGCATAATCCATGGAGTGCACGAAATGTTGGTACGAATGTTCAAAACACTGCATCTTTCTTGTCTGGCTTACCGGTAATTGGAGAGTCAATTCAAAATGCTGGTGAAAGCGTGCAGAACGCTCTTGCTCAAGTAGGAGGATTAATTAATCCAGCATTGGGCGCAGCAAGTAATTTCTTAGAACCGCCAGTAACTGATCTCGGTAATGTATATGGCAACTAACTAAACCAAAAGTACTTTTTTAGATATAATTTAATATGGATAATCACGATATAGAATCACGAAATAACCGAGACTTAGTTGACAAACAATTTCTTGGCATAGTTGAGGACGCAAACGACCCTCGAAAAGAAGGTCGTGCAAAAGTTAGAGTTATTAGCCTATACGATGATATTGCAGTAGCTGATCTTCCGTGGGCGTATCCAAAACAAAAGAGCGCTTTTTTCGGTAAGAAAGGCAAAGGAGGTTCCTTATCGGTTCCTAAAAAAGGATCGATTGTTGCAGTTAGATTCGATAATGGAAATCCCTATTCACCAGAGTACTATTCCTTGCATGAAATTGCAGACGATGTGCGAGAAGAGTTAGGTAAAGATGGAGAATATTTAGGTTCGCATATTGTGCTATTTGATGGTGACGAAGAGTTAAAAATCTGGTTCAGTATTAGTAAAGGAATTACAATGCAATTAAAAGGATCTAGAGTAAATATTGGTCGCGATAAAGCGATTACTATTGAACACGATCAAACACAATCAGTTATTGAATTAAGAGGTGGTAATATTACGATCCATGCAAATTCCAGAATCGAAATGTCAAGCGGCAGCGAAATTGAAGCAGCATCGAATGATATTTGGATCAATGGTAATTTCGTAAAAGTGGGTCACAATCCAGTAAATGGACCGGCTGTACTTGGAGATAAATTGTTTCTCCTATTAGAAGCGATGGGCAGTGCAATCGATGCAAAATTTCCGCCAACGCCTGGAGCAATAACTGCAGCTGTTAGCTCATTCAAACCTGCTGTGCTTTCAAACACAGTAAAGGTTTCCCTATAAAGATTTCTTGTAGAGATTTCCAATATTTTCATATCGGAAAAGCTTGTTTAATTTAGAATTTGGAGTGACTGATATGATTTCATAATTATGAGTCTTCAGTCTCTTAAAATTAGTTAGCATTGCTTCAAATCGAGGAAGGTACCATTCTGGACCAGCTGTATTTCGAGTGGCAATATTTTCTTCTTTCCAAAAGTGACTAGGCTCTTGCCAAGTCAAGGAAACCCCAGCTACATAGAAGACGTATTGTTCTTGTCGATTTCTAACATCTCTAAATAATTCAATAGAATTAGTTATGGAATCGGGAAAGTGTTTCTTGTTTTTTCTAGGATAAACGGATGTCCATGTTGGGACAGGAAATCTAGTATCTGAAAAAGATCTACCCTTTCTAATCCATTCACTGGAAAAAATAATAGAATTTTGTTTAAGTTTAGCTAATTTTTCAGGTTGGGGAAGTAATTCATCACTAATTGTTAAATCATGGAAAAAAAAATAATTAGGTATGTATTTTAACCATATGCGATTTATACCTAATGTAATTATATTTGGCGAAAGACTATCGAAGTCAATTTGATTGATTTGAGGATCGTTTCCTAAAACTAAGACTTTAACTTTCGCCATTTAACCAGTCTCTTGAATTTATATTTTTATCGTCAATAAAGAAATCATAAGCCGGCTTTCCAAACCTTAATTCGTGATATAGGACGCCCCAGGAAGAGAGTTGACCCTCAGTTAATTGTCTCCAATCCAATCCAGAAGAAGTCCCCCTAGCGGTCCAGAAAACGATAGTATGTCCAGCTAAATATAGGTCATTCACCTTCTTAACCGCGTCTGGAATAGGTACTGCAGATTCGTATTCCATGTGATTAGCAAGAGTACAAATAGTATCGTCGATATCAATGAAATATATCACCAGTAATCTCTAGGTTATTTTCCAATTTATATTTTTCCCAGTCTTCTGCATTCATTAGATCTGGAAATCTTTCTCCCTCATTACAAGAAACGTTGACATACATTTTTCCTGGTGTAGAACAGCCACAATATTTACAGTAGCCCTGTACCATGCAATCATCTTTACAGATTTCAGAACGATATAGCACTTGCTCACGCTCATGTTTTGGAAGAAGATGCATTTTATCGCCTAGCATTTTTAGGTTGCCTTCAATAAATTGAAAGACCTTTTTTGGTGTAATTTTCATTTTCCTCTAAGTGTTTTTCTTTTTGCAAGCTCAGATGCGATTACTTCACGTGGTCCATATCCGCCACGAGCAGATTCAACATCACGGATACTCTTTACTAATTTAATGAGTCCTTGCGGTTCAACTGATGCCATCTGATCGCTACCCCAAAGAGAGCGGTCTAGCGTAATATGTCGTTCTACCCAAGTTGCACCTAATATTGTAGCAGCAACGGTAGTCGTAAGACCAAATTCATGGCCAGAATAACCGACTTCAAATTTCTTTTCAAAATCATTACCTCTATTAATATGTGATAAGTATGTAATATAGTCTAGGTTTAATTCTTCAATTGGCGATGGATATGTTGAATTAGTATGGAACACAACATCAGGTCGACCTGCTGCAATGGCAAGATCAATTTCTTCTTGCGTGCTCATTCCAGTAGAAATTAGCAAAAAGTCAGAATTCTCTCTAGCATACTCTACTAAAGTTAGGTCATTAATTAAAGCTGAAGGTATTTTAGTCATAACTCCCCATTTACCATTAGGTAGCATTGTTTCAAAACCTCGCATAAAATCAACTGCACCCTTATCCCAAACTGAAGCAAACCACTTCATTCCTTTAGAATCACAATACTTGTCAATTTCTGTGTATGCTTCCTTTTCAAATTCAATATCAAGTTTATACTGAAAGTATGTGGTTTCCTCTTTTCTCCAAGGAACGTTCTTTGCTTTTAATCTCTCAGCTTGAGGTACACATAGCTCTGGAGTTCTTTTTTGAAACTTAACATAGTCGACGCCAGCGATAGACGCAACATCGATAAGTTTCATAGTATGGGATAAAAACGTTTCGATGGTTGTGCCATATGCATAATTTATTCCAATTTCAGCAATAATTTTAGTTTTCATTTAATTTAATTATTTTTTCGAATACTGTTCCTCATCATGATAACAAGTAAATTCATTTATATAATAACTTTTTAGATTATTTTCTTTGATAAAGTCCCTAGATCTTTCCCACAAGTCAGCATCGCCAGGTAGCCCAACATTTCCAGTCTCGGCATAAAGATCTCTATACAGTAGAGGAATTTTTTTAAAATTCATACACACTGACGAGTGAATTAATTTACTGGATATCGGATAACCTTCAACAAATTTGGATTGAGAATAGAAATCTGGTAAGATTCGAGTTGGTGTAATATATGTAGATTTAGTACACATCCAGTCTGCGCCAGTTCTAATTATACAATTATTAATTTCAGCCAAGTGATTTGGTTTCCAATGGTCATCATGGTCAAGGTGACAAATATACTGAAATCCCTCTGCTTGTGCTGCTTTAATTGAATGATTAATTGCGTTAGTTCCTCCATATGACCATACTGCTTTTTTATCAGTGTAATTATCTCGTTCCTTTGCAACATTAAGATTTTCAAAATGTAATTTATCAGATGGGTACTGAGAAACAATATCATTAATTTCAGAAGAATTTTCGTACTTATCACCAATTAAGAATATTTTAAAATCAGAGTACGTCTGATTAAAGATTGAGTCAAGCGATCTCTTTAAATAAAATGGAGTCGTATTGTCTGCACGTTGATAGGTCGCAATTTTAATAGCTAATTTCATAAGTTGTTATTTATTAAAATAATTTAGTGTTTGATATGTATTCCGGTAACAGCTTCAAAGACGGTAGAAGTTTGGAGATGGCCTTATCAATATCGGTCTTATCTTCTGTTGAGTACCTAAATGAGACGTTTTTGTAAATTTTATTTGTTCTTTTATTATTTTCTAACATACTACCTTGACAACATCTACCAATATCAATTATAAAAATATCATCAGATATTTTATTTGAGTTTTTATTGTGTCTACCTGGAGACCAGGTGTAATTTTTATTTAAGATACATGTTTTTGAATGCCATGTATTATCAAATATACAATATTTGCGTTGACTTAAAATCTTATCATTAGAGTCTAAATATTTTTCATCTGAATTTGGTATTATTACAACACCTAATGGTGTTATGTAATCTTTAATGTTATTTAATATGTAATTTCGTAAGTCGTGGTGGTATATGATTTCATCAATATCCACATATACGACAATAAAATTATTATTTAAAAAACGGTTAGCGACCTCATTTTGTTTATCTAAAATATCGGTAGTTGTACCAAAATATTTGTTTGATACTTTTTCAAAAGAACTACTAACAAATTTTTTATGTAAAAGGTAGTCACGTATTAGGTCAAATTCTGAATCTAATATTAAAAAATGAAATTCATCTAAATTAAAAAATTTTAAATAATAAGTAATAAACGTATCTGATAGTATGTTGATTCTATCAATATATGTAATAACTTTAAATTTTTTTTTATTATTGGCCATATTTTTTAGCTATTAAAGTATATTGTATTGGCATTAAATCCCTATCGGAATCATCTAATGACTCAAGTGTTAATATTTCAAAATCTTTAAATAATACGTTAAGACCATAGATTGTAAATCTCCAGTTGTCTGGTAATGGACCGTGGATTCTAAAATTAAACGGTGTTGATATTGCAACAACGCCACCAATTTTTAACATTCGTCTTAATTCACTTACCACAAAAAATGGGTCATTAACGTGTTCTAAAACTTCAGTACAAACAATTAAATCAAATGTTTCGTCTTTAATTGTATCCTTATTATTTTCACATAGGTCCAAAATATAATCAGCACCAGAATTAGGGTCAATGTCTAATGTCTTAATTGTTGAGTGTTTAAAAAACTCTTTAGTACCCATATGTATTTCAGGCGCTATGTCCATAATTAATGTGTCTTTTGAGTCGTATTTTTCAGACAACCTATTTATAAAATTTTTTATGTTTTCACGTATTTTTACGTAATTTTTTTTGTCTATTTCACTTATTATTTTCATAATTTTTAATTTTTTTTATTCTTGAATTAATGAACAATGTGTCTACTTGGAATGTGTGGTCTTCTTTTCTACCAACCCAAAAGTCAGTCTCCCACTCACCACAAATCAGTTGTGAACCAGATGGGTCATCACTTGGCTGAATTATTATGTCTAACATAACTCTATCTATATCGGAATTGTTTTCTCCAGATTCGTGCCATAAACATGAGTTCATAATAACAACATCTCCAGCTTTAATGTTTGGGGTTATTTTTTGCCACGGATGAAATTTACTTTTATCAATTTCACCAGCGTCACCTAAAAAACCATACTGATGTGTACCAGGATAAAATGATAATGTACCGTGATTTTCTTCATAATCAAATAATGGAATAAATAAATTTGATTTGATTGGAAATCCCATATGATAACAATAATCCTGATGTAAAAAAACTTTAGAATCACTTTTCCTATCTTTTATTAAGATTCGGCTATGATATAAAGCGACATTGTCACCGTATATTATATTAGATAATTCTTTAATATATTCACTATTCCAGAAATTTAGTAGTTTATTAGGTAATTTGTCTTTAAAGTTAACCGAATTAGCGTTATCCACATTCCTACCACCAGATTTAAGTATCGTATCATAATAAGACACCCAAATATTTTGTAGTTCTTTAATTTTATCCCTATCAATAAAGTTTTCAATTATAAAAACCCCAGATTTATTATAAATTTCTTTATTAAACAAAGTATGTCTAATATTTAAAGGAACTTTTGTCGTTTTCATAATTAGTTAAGTTTTTTAACTGGAACCCCAATATAAGTTCCGGACTCCTCAATATTTTTAACCACAGCGGCATTTGACCCAATAGTTACTAAACTATGTATAGATAATTTTTCCTTAATAGAGGCGTTAGTACCAATATATACACAGTCATATATTTTACAATTACCGGAAACTTTAGCTCCTGGTGCGGTAGTAAAATAGTTACCAATCTCACAATCATGACCAATTGTTGTTTGTAAATTTAGATGAGTATGCTTTCCTAATTTAACATTTGTGGTTATAATTGTCCCGGCGCATATAATGCTTCCCTCCCCAATGCGAACATTAGGATCTAAAATCTGTACAGATGAATTTATATGGGTAAAATATTTTGTTTCTTTTGGTAATTTTTGAACTATATCAAATCTTGTCCTTGGGTCCCCAATAGCCACAATAACTTCGTATTCCGTTGGGTCAAATTTAGATAATGGAAGTATTAAAGGATCACCCTCATTATAATAAAAATCATCTACAAAAAATTTAACAGTAACTCGTTCTATTAAAGTTAAACTCCAATAAACTTCTCTGGCAAACCCACCGGCGCCTATAATAGCTTTTTTCATCAGTTTTTATAAATTTTAAATTTTGAAAGATCTGGATACGGTAATTCCAAATCAGCATTTTTCTTTTTAGTACCATCAGTATTATAGAATTGGTTCATTAATAGAAGACCACGAGCAGCTAGCTCAGGCATCATATAAAAATTCCATCCTAACATATCAAAATTATCATCATGATATGAACACTCACGGCGACCGCTATATCGAGCTCGTTTAAACCATAAGTATGCATCATGGTTATCAGTTAAGATAGCACCGCCTTTACTTAATTTAAAGTGTTTATATGGACCAGTAAATGAGATACACATATGGGTTCCAGGTTTATACATATCTGCAGTAAAGCTTAATGCTGAATCCCAAACATTACTTGGAGCCAATTGATATGCACCTTTAATTGTTCTTCCTTCGACTGGTGTAAAATTTACTTTAGCTCCAGCATGGATAATTTCACAAGGAACCGAAGGATATGTTCTTGCAGGTATAGTGATCTCCATACCTTCTACTTTTTCGTACATTAGAGCTAAAAAAAGAGCATTACTTTGGTTATCGACTGTTACTACATATGGGGCTCCAGTATAGTCACCTAATGCTTTTTCAAAGTCTTCTGTTATTTTATAAATTCCATTTGCCATTTTATTCTATTTTTTTTATAAATTCCATTTATTTTTAAAAATTACTTCCTGATCTCTAGTGAGACGCTGACGTTCCTCTCGATTAACAGTATTTAACGTTGCGCTTTCAATATGGTCTACTCTAGATGTTGTGATCAACGCATGTTGTATTTTTGCATTTTGTAAAGTCATCGAATAGTCATTATCACAATACCAAAAAATAAAACGTTCATCGAGTTTACCGATTATATCATATATTTTCCTTTTTTGAAAAATACACCAGCCTGCAAGATATCTGCGAATATCATAACCTAATTGTACATGAGGGATATTTTCTATTTTAAATTTAGTTAAATGTGGGTTATTTGAGATAGGTGATGCTGATGATAATGAATTTTTTTCCATTTCAAATATTAAATTAGACGCCCAATTTTTATGAAAAATAAGATCATTATTGCACAAACAAACATATTCTGATTCTCCCATAGATATGCCAATATTTAGATATTTATGATAACCGAAAGTTTCACGCGGATGTATAAGTTTAATATTAAATCTATTTAAAAGATTTGTAAATCGCTCATTTTTATTTGACTCAACAATAAAAGTATTAAACTTTATAGTTTTTTCAGAAGAATATAGTGAGAGTATACAATCTTCTGTTAATTTTCTAGCGCTACTTGTATTAGCGTTGCTTATAATTATAATATCTACTTCTTTTCCCATGTTGTAAAATTACTAGTTCCTCCATTATTTCGAATAAGTCCTAAATTATTTCTCCAAGCTCTACCAGTATCACGAACTATTATTTTTTCCGGACTTGGAATAGAATATTCTGGAAAATTAAGCATCGGTTTCATTAGATCCGCTGGAAGCTGTCGGCGTATTTGTTGTTCAGGACACATATCTGGAGAAAGATATGAAGCAGCACGTCTTGCCCAATCTCCTTTAAGAATACATGGAGATAATCTCAATCTAAATGGGTCTTTTGCAAAAACATATGCGTTTAAACTGACTCCAATTGCCTCTGGATTTTTAGAAAGTAGTGTCATTAAATCGGATATTTTAATAGAAGAATTAAGGCTCCAATCATCTTCAAGATTAAAAATATAGTCAGTTTTAGTATTTTGCCATACCCATTTTAATGCATTTGGAAAATTTGGAGTATTTGGAAAATTATATGTAACTTTTCCAAAGTATTTTTCAGCAACGCTAATTACCTTATTCCTATCTATTAAATTATTAATAGGCATCGGGTCAACATTAATAATAAGTTCACAGCTTTTAAAATCTATATCAAGTATTTGCTTAGAAAAACTTAAGTATGTCTGTTCAATTAAACTAGGCCGAATTGTTGCAGTAGTGGTAAATGTAATCATTTAATATTTATTTTTTTGAAAAACTTCAGGCAATATTTGTTCAAATGTTTGACTTATATAAAAATTTTCAAATTTATAATTGTGTGCCGGTGCAATTTCGAGAGAGTCATTTGATCTAAGAACAGAATTCTCACGATTTGCATATCCATTAAAACCAAATAATGTTAATTTATAATTACTTAAATTTAATTCTTTAATTAAAAGAATTGAGGCTAAGCCAGATGTTGGAATAATCGCAGATTTAATAGCATCTAATATAGTCTTACTATTTGGATAATTATAGTTTATGATACGCTTCGATGGATAACTTGAAAGTATTTCATCTACTGCATTTTTCCATGGAGATATAGGTTTGGATAAAATAATTAAATAATCAGAATCAAGATCTAAATTAAATCGGGCTTCTCTAAATATACAATGAATATTAGTTTTGGTTCCAGTATGTTTAGGTGAGGTTACATAACCATTAAATCTGATAATTATGTCATGTGAATCAATGAGTTCTCCATATTGATAATTAAGAAGTTCTGCTGAATTTGCAACAACTGCTATTTTTTTACCATTTAGATATTTAAAAAGAGTTTCTCTACCTATAAGTTGAGTTGAGTTAGTAATTTTAGCTAAAGGTTTAGGTGGTTTTGCAACGAACGGTTCAGGCGGTTTTACAGCTAACTTAGCGGTTACGCCCTTTTTTTGTTCACGTACTGCAGAATTAAAATTTAAAGGTTTACTCAATTTATGATTAAGTAAATGATTTTGATATAGCCATACCTGATTGATTTTTCCATATTTAGGATCACTATATGCTACTGTATCATAATCAATAAAACTTGCATTTGCTAATGTTCGAGCAAGTTGCGTATACTTTGGATCTGGTACAGTCGATGCTAAAACTCCAAGAGTATCGGTATATTCAACGCTATTAGTTTGAAGTAAACTATTTTTTAGACAGTTTAAATAAGAATCAGTTGGTGTTTTATTTAGTGAATCTGTATATGCAGTGTTTGGCGAATCTACATAAACAATTGAATAATTGCCAGCGACCATTATTTTATTTGGTTGTAAAATAGAAGTTACATCCTTCATAAAAAGACAGCGATTACTAAAAAATAATAATTTACTTGGAGCAAAAGAAAAAATAAAACACCTAAGTTGGTCTTGAACATGGGTTGGTGTTATTTTTAATCTTGATGAAATTGCGACTGCTTGGGAAAATAGTACTATTTCAATATTTTGATAAATTGCTTTTAATTTTTCAAAGTTTAGACTTGAAAGAGGAAAGTTTGGATGTACAACTAGTGTTATTTTTCCGTTGAACCAGGTGTTGGTTTCAAGGAAACTGTTCACGCTTACTCTAGTGAAGTGAAACTGTGCATCGCTGGCAATTGTTACTGCATTTATCTTATTTTCCATCGAATTTATCTAAATCTTTTTGTGTATCAACATCAACTACTTCCGGAATTTCATAAAATATAGTAGAGTCGCAATATAAGTTCCTGTTTAATTTATATATTGCGCTGGACTTAAAAATACAGAGATAATGACTTATTTCGAAGCATTTTGGGTAGTCCTGGCGCCTATATAGATCATGGGGTGTAAGCTGGGTACCAAATATTCCATTTGACCCAAGTTCCTGTAAACAAAGATATGGGTGAGTCTGGGTCTCCTTCTTACATAAGAGGGAATCAGTTATTCCGAGCTTATAGTAATCTAAAAAGAACGTTAATGCCCTACCGATGTCCTCCCAAGTACGTTCAGGATAGGTTAAGTACAACATTACTATAATATCATCTGGTGTAGAGTCAATTTCGGTTAGGGCATGTAATAAGACTTCACGAGTAGAAGTAGTGTCCCTTCCAAGGGAGTCAGGTCGTCTAATTAGATTAAACCCATGGTCATTGGCTAGGGTTGCAACAATCGGATCGTCGGTAGTTACCCAAACTGATTTTTTATATTCTTCTGGAATAATATTTGCAGTATGCTTAAAAAGAGTACGATTTTTAAAAGGAAGTCCCTTTGATCCTAGTCGGGCTGGAATTATTATTTTCATAGTTTATCGAATGCCTCGATAGATATTTTTGGAAGATCAACTCTACTTGTAGCGCTAAGATTATATAACCCTACTCCTCTTTTTTCAAGAGCTATTCGATAACTATTGTATGCTGAGTTAACTTTTGGTAAATTCCTGATCTTAATAATTTGGTGCTGTCCATCCTTTGGATTGTAAAAATGTCCGTCTGTAAAATCAACTCCAATTAAGCCAATATTCTTTGCGCCCATTTTATAGGCAAGTCCAATTGCAGTATATGGAGAATTTTGAAAATGGTCAAGATGGTTGGGCTTATCTAAACTTGAAATAGAGGTTGTACCTAATTCAAAATGAGCAATATTTTTGTGTCTCCAACCAGCAACACAGGTAAAGAGACACTTTGCAGTTGACTCATTGACTAGTTTACGACGAGAATCAGTAAATCTCTGCGGAACATCAGTTACTAACAGATAAGTTGGCTGAAACAGTGCAGGCACGTCGTTTACACCTATTGTGATATATTTTGAATAAATATTCTTAAGCTGTAAAAGAGAAGTACCGCATCCGCACACAATAATCTTCGAATCGGGATGAATCCCAACAAATTCGCTCATATTTTTTAGTAGTGCTGACATTCGAGTAGAACTTTTTCTTTTTTTGTTATACAATATAGAAGACTAAAAGTTTAGAAAAAACCGATAAAAAATGGATTATTATGCAATATTAGGAGTTCCAAGGAGCGCAACCGATACTGAAATTAAAAAAGAGTATCGCAAATTGGCATTAAAATATCATCCAGATAAAAATGCCGGTGATAAAGTGGCAGAGGAACAGTTTAAAAAGATTGCAGAGGCGTATGGGGTATTGGGAGATCCGGAAAAAAGGAGAAAATACGATGCACCACATAGTGCCGGCTCATTTAGCTTTGACGATTTTGTTAATGGGTTTGGCAGTCAAGGATTTAGAGAAAGACAGACACAATCTAGTGGTCGTGCCAGATCAACCCAACATAGAACACACGCGCCTCCGCCAGCAACTGAATATTTGGATATTAAAGTATCGTCTACTGTAACTTTAGCAGAGGCAGCTCAGGGTAAAAAGATTGAACTTAACTTTTCAAGAAAAAAGATTAATTATACTGGCCGAGCAAATGACCTAATTACCTTCGTAAAAGAGGATGAGGAGAAGGAAATTACAATTCAATTAAATTTAAAAAAGACATATCTTCAAATAAAGAAAGAGGGCAATCGATATCTTTCAAAAGTAAGAGCTGGCAAGCTTGGACATGAGGATGTTTACTCTAGAACAAATATTTGGGGTGATCTTGAACAGTTACCTCTATTTGGAGATCTCTATGTGGAAATTGAAATTATCGTACCAGATAATATAACACTAGAAGGCAATAATATTGTGCAAAGAGTAGATATTCCACTATATAAAGTTATTACAAAAGGAGAAAAAATACGTATAGAAACTATTTTTGATAAGAAGTACGATGGTGAAATAAACCAGCCTCAAACGCTTACTGATTTAAAATTTATTTTATCGTCTGAGGGTATAATTGACGAAAAAGGAAAGGTTGGCGACTATGTAATAAAGTTCGATATCCTTACACCTGATTTAACTAAGCTAAACAAAGAAGAAAAAGCTGCTTTCCTATCCTATTTGAGTACCATTTGATAGTACACCATGAATTTTTTTACAAAAGCCTTAATAAATAATAAAAAAATTTAAGGCTTTGATAAATTCAAACAATAAGTCCAGTAGTGAGGATGTAGTTCTTATTATTGAGAATGTTGGTCAGAAACTTGCAGTACAAACGAACAGCCAGAACGGAACCGTTCTAGAAGGAGTTTGTGCAGTATTTGGTGAAATGAACAACAATCGACGAGTTTACGAGAAAAACGAATATTTGCCACACCTTTCTTATCTTAATGAGAAGATCGCAAAGAAACAACTCGTTGGTGCGCTAGATCACCCACAACACTTTGAGCCGAAACTAAGTGAAGCTTCACATATCATTGAAAACTTATCACACGATGGTGGTAACAGAGTAATGATTAAGCTTAGAATCTTAGAAAACACGCCAAACGGTAAAATCGCAAAAGCTTTATTAGATGGAGGAGTTCAATTATCAATTTCTTCAAGAGCAGCCGGAACAGTTAATGAAAGTGGTCGTGTTACGTTACAAAGAATTTTTACTTATGACTTAGTTGGAGAACCTGGTTTTACTGATGCTGTTCTAAAACAAACAGTAAGCGAGTCTCTAAAAAATGAGTTTCAAATGATTACTGAGAGCTATTCTCACCTAAAAGAAACATCATTTATTTCTGCTAAAAAATTACAGGACGTTTCAGAAAGTTTGAATTTTGCAGATAATTTTAAAGTCTATAAGATAAATAATTCAAATAAAGAGTTAGGAAGTTTATTCCAGCCAACTCAAAAAACACAAAAAAATAGCACAACAATGGCCGATTTTGTAACAAGAGAACAAATGGATCAGTACTCAGAAGTTTTGAAAAATCAGTTTTCTGGCATTAAAAAAGAGCTTAAAGCTCAAAAAGCAATGTTTGAATCAACTGGTTCAGGATCAACTGAAGTAGATAATTTAAAGCTTGTAGGTTTCGTTAACTACTTAGCAGAACAACTTGAAGGAGTTGTAAACTACGCGGACTATCTTTCTAACAAACTTAACGAGTCTATTAAATATACTGAACATGTAGCTGAAACTACAAACAACGGTATTGAATATTCTAGCTACGTTGGTGAAAGATTAAACCAAAGCATTAATCACCAAGATTACCTAGCTGAAAAATTAAATCAAACAATTAATTATTCAGAGTATATTAAAGAAAATTTAAACAATTCTATTAAGTATCAAGGTTATTTAGCTGAAGAGTTAGATAAAGGTCTTCAATACACTGAATATGTTGCTGAAGGAGCAAACAGAGGAATTGAATACTCGGAGCACTTAGCAGAAAACATTAACTTGAACCGTGAATATCAACAATACGTTGCTGAGAAATTAGGTCAAACTATTGGTTACACTGAATATCTTGCAGAATCTTTAAATGAAGGAGTTGCAACAGGTGGAAAACGCAATGTTTTAGGCGGAGTTTCTAAATTAGACGAATCAACTTCAGTTGATGCTCTAATCGCAAAAGTTGACCAAGTAATCACTGAAGTAAATGATAATTCTTCTAAAGCAGTTCTTGAAAACAAATATCCTTTCTTAAAGGTTATGACTGATGCTAAGAAGAAAGCATTCTATACACTAGATGCAGAGAATAAACAAGCGATTGTTGAAACTCTTAACGCATCTGTTTGGTTCAATGAAGCTGATGTAACTGGAATCATGGAAGCAGTAATTGCTCACAAAAACGAAAACGTTCCCGCACATATTAAATTCATGCCAGCTGATTTCAAACAAGCATGGTCATTAATGAATGAAAATGAAAAAGCAAGAGTTAATGCAAAAGCTCAATTATATACTATCAAAACTCCATACCAAGCTATGACTTTCTGGAGCGAAATAGATATGAGAGGACTTAATGAAAGAGTAGAAATTCAAAAGAATAACGCAAAAATAGAAGCACAGCTCAACGAAAGCCAAGGTACAGAAGGCCTAATACCTGTAAATCAGGTTGTTGAGATGCAGAGAGGTTACTCTCAAGGTTACTTAGAAATGTTATCGCGTCAAGCAGACTATCGAAAGTAATAAAATTTAAAAAAATCAACAAAAACAATGGCACGTACTAAAATTTTTAGACGTTCAAGCGACGCTCGCTTGTCAAACACTTGGAAGCCTGTTCTTGAAGGATACGGAGCAGATATGTCGAAGACTCCATGGTTAGCTGAGTACGCTCACAACCACGCGATTTTCGATAATACTACACCATTATTCGAAGCAACAACTCCAGGATTATTTTTCCAACAACCATCTTCTTTAGGCGGTTATATGGGAGCACCAACTGCACCAACTTCTGGACAAACTCCATTTTCAGCGGGTGCAAAAACTTCTTACTCAGATTCTGGATCTGGTGACAAATTCCCTTCACTTTTACCTGTAGCTATCCAAGTTGCAGCTAAAACAATTGGATTTGACTTAGTACCAGTAATTCCAATGGATTCCCCAGTAGGTTTCCTACCGTACTTAGATTACGTTTATGCAGGTGGTCGTACTGACGACCCTAACGGTCTAGGTAATGCAAACTTTGATCCTTATTTGATTAAGGTTGAAGGTCTTACTTACAATGACTTTCCAAGTGCAGTCCCTGGTTCTGCTGTAGGTGGTGCTACTCACTTTACTGCAGAATTCGTAGGATTCTCTCGTATCGATGGTAATGTAATCATTAAAATACTTACAGATACTACCCTTGATAACTCAGGTTTCGTATCGGATTCAGTAAATGGTTTCCTTGCTGCACTTACTATTGCTGGTGATACCGCTACAGGTACCGCAGTATCTTTAGTTTCTGCACTAGAAAACCACATCTCTGGTTTCACTTCAGTATCTGATGCTGATTACGCTACAGACTTCAATGGTCCTTACTTACCAACTACTGGTACTGTACCGGGATCTATGAAGAGAGATAAAGCTGAGCTTTCTAAATTCCGTCAAATGGGATTAAGAATGTTCACTAAATTCGTAGAAGCAGAAGGTGACCAAGTGTCTATCTCTGCAACTGTAGAACAAATCCAAGATTTGAACCGTGTATGGAACTATGACGTAATCTCTATGTTAGAGAACGTTGCAGTTAACGACATCGCTCAATCTATCAACAAGCGTTTAGTTGACAGAGTATTAACTCTTGCAGCGACTCACTCTACTGAAGTAGCATTAGTTGAAGGTGCAGGTATTACTAACCTAGACCTTACTGCTGGTGGTGGTGGATTCGAAAACGTTTCTACATTACAACGTCGATTAGTGACTAAAGTTCTTGAAATGGCTAACTTGATTTATCATAGAGGTCGTTTCGGAGCAGCTACCTTCATGGTAACTAACGGTCGTATCGCTTCTGCTCTTGCAGACGTTGCTGGTTACTCAATTGCTCAAGTTCCAACCGATATGGCTGGAGTAGCAGGTAACCTTTACCCAGCTGGTAAAGTTTACGGAGTACAAGTATACGTAGATCCTAACATGCGTTGGGGAGATAACCGCGTAGTATTAGGCCGTAAAGGTGCTGATGAAGAACCAGGTATCAAATTCATGCCGTATATCATGGCTGAGTCTTTACAAACAATTGCAGAGGGTACATTCTCTCCAAAAATTGGTATGAAGTCTCGTTATGCTATCACAGAAGCAGGATGGCACCCAGAAA